CCTTCGGTGCTTCAGCTGGTTTTTTAAGATCCTTTAATTGACCAAGATCAAAATCAATCACCTCAGCTTCTTGATTTTCAATATCAACATATATTGTTTTATTAGCATACATTCCCATTCTACAATTCATACCGATATCATTTGATTGTTCTAATTTATTTTCTAAGATTTTACCATCATCAATAAGAGGTCTATCTGTTTTTTGGTATCGGTATGCATCTTGATCAAATAAACCTTCAATTGATTTAAAATGATATCCATCAAGATTTTCATAGAATAAAAAACCAAAACTTTTTGGAGATTGTGTTTTTGGACATAACCATTGAATTGTATCAAATGGTCTTTTTAAATTTCCTATAAAAGAATATGAGTTGGCAGATTCATCTTTAAATAATTTTTTCTTAGTTTGAATTCCCTTTTTATCCTTTGTTAGTATTTCTTCAACAGTTTGAGATATATTACCAGTAAATTTTTTATTAAGTCTTGCGGTTTCATTTGTAATTGTTTCTATTGAAATTAATTCTAATGTTGCAATCTCCTTATTACCATCTTGTACCACACCCTTAACGGAATTTATCATCATATTATGTTTTGCAGTAATTTTAAATTTATCTTCATCTCCATCTTGAATGTCTATCTCAACAAATTCTCCACCAGTAATTCCTAATCTACTTATTACTGAATCAAGATCTATGAAAGTATAAGTCGCTGATATAGTTGGACTTTCAATACTTTCAAAGTAATCAAAAGATACAAAACCAGCCTTCACTTCATAGGGTTCTTTCAATGAAGTGCCGTTTGGAATCAGCGTAAATTTTTTGAGTAAGTATCTAGATTGAGACATTATTGAATAAGTTTAGCAATTTCTGGTGGTAATTTATTTCGATTCGGTGATATTGATAAGTAATTATTATCTAAAGCTCTCACAAAAGGTATTGTAGGAGTAGTTGGTATTAATGCAGCCGATGTTACCTGTGGTGTATTTTTTGGAACTAAAGCTATATTGTCTGGGGTGGTTACTGGAGAAGGCCCTTGTCCATCAAGATCAAATCTATCTCCAGTTACCTTATCAGCTATACCACCTAATACTCTTAGCATTCGACTTGCATTCTTAACTGGATTTACAGCATCAGCGACTGCCTTTGCTCCAGAAACAACATCATCTTTTCGTTGTACAAGTGTTTCCTTTATGTCCTGTGCTTTGTCCTTAGCGAATTCAACGGCTTTATTTTGTGCATCTTGTACTTTTTCTTCAAGGTTAGTAGTTCCTTTTTTATCAAAATCAAATCTACCACCAGTTAAAAAATCACCAACTCCAGCCATAGCTGGAAGAAATAATTTATCACTCTCAGATCCACCTTGTTTATCAAAATCAAATCTACCTCCAGTTAAAAAGTCAGCTGCACCAGCGATTCCTCTTTTTGCTTTTTCAAATCCTTTTTTTGCTATATTACCAACAGCATCTTTAAGTTTATTAAAGTTTTTAATAAAACTCTCCTTCATTGCAGTAAATCGTTTTTCAAGTCCAGCTCTTAACTTGTTAAATTGATTTCCTATTGATTTAAGAGCCTTGCCTGCAAAATCCAGCACTTTAGGTAAAACTGTAGCAACGACTAATCCAACCAAAGCTACTTTTAAAACACCTAAAATTGCAGGGCCAATAATTGGTGCTAAAGCAACGAATCCAGCTGCAAGTCCTAAACCAGCAACCACTTTCATCAAACCACCAAAGAATCCACCACCACCACCTTTACCTTCTTTTTCAAACTCTCCTGTTTGAGGAGATGGACTAGAACCACCCTTACTACTCTGAGCAAGAGCTTTCTCTGTCATCAATCTTTTTTGTTCAGCATCCTGAGCTTCTACACGCCTATCTTCCTCCGCATCCTTTTCTATTTTTTTCTCTACAATTATATAATTTGCAATATCTCTAATTTCTGTCTTCATACTGTCAATTGACATAGATATATTTTGAATCAACAATTGAAGATTGTTAATCGCAGAAAAATTCTTATTAGACTTAGACAAGGCATCATTAGCCACTTTATCGATTTCATCAACTCGATTAAAAAATTTACCAGTATTAATTTTTTTATTAGGATTTGTTAAATCCTGTTCCTCTTCACGATAATTTTCATCCATATCTTGCAGCACCCTCTTGTTGTTGTCTCTTTAGATTTTCCTTTTCAATATGATCTGTGAGTAAAGAAACATAAACTTCTCTTTCCCAAGGAATCATATTTTCAAGTTCCGTCAAGCTGTATTTATGGTATTGCATGAGAGCGAAATTGATACGGAAATAAGATTCAAGATCCTCTCGTGCAATACTTAGGCGAAAAAATCAGCAAGACCCTCCAAAACAATACTATTTTTTTTCTTTGTATTCGGATTTATGACTTCAATAGTATGTGATAGTTTTGGCATGGTTGAGAAAAACTTCTCAACTTCTTTATATTGTTTTGAATTTAGTTGTTCAACAAACTCCATTCTTTCATCTGGAGTGTAATCATTTGCATCCCAAGCATCCTCACCACTATAGATTGTATCAATACAATTAGCAACAATTTGAAAAGTCTGATTGACAACCGTTTCTGATTCTCCAGTTGTGTCAAAATTAGTTTCTACAAATTGACTTAAGGATGGATACTTCATCCGAAGAGTCATATTATCATCTAATTTAATATCAGACTTATGTTCCTTTGGTTTAACAATCTTAATTTCATCAACATAAACTGTGACTGGAACTGTTGTCTTTTCGTCATCAGGACATGTCACAGTTAATTTCAAATCTTCTCCAATTGATTTGGCACGAATATTTAAAAACAAATATTCAATATCAAAAGTTGGAAGTTCATGAACATTTATTCCTTTTGTCAAAATACATTTCTTTAATACCTCTGTAACAGCATTGGTAATTTGATTTGAATCTTTTGACTCTAATGCAATAATTAAGATCTTTTCCTCTTTCACAAGGAAAGGACGATATTTAACTTTTTTATTTGATGAATGTAACTTCAACTCATAGGTTGGAGTTTCAATGGTGGGTAATGGCATAATTTATTCTTCAGTGTTTTATTTAGTTGATATTACATAGTGGTAAAATGATATTTATTACTGCCAGGAATTTTTCCAGCATTATTTCCAGTTTGTCTTTGAACTTCCTTTACGGTAGAGTCAGGAACGTTTTTTGGAAAAAGACTTCTCATTTCGTCAAATTCTAATTCTTCGTTAGTTTTAGCAAGAACAGCAAACTTATAATCACCTTTTTTAGTAAAGGATGTGAAAAACCTATCGTAAGCAAACTGTACATTACATCTTAACACATTTGAATCACCATAGGCAACTCTCATCGATGTCATATTAGTAGGCCAGATATTGACAAATTCATATTGTGTCATATGAGATCGATATCCAGAAGCGTTTCTTGTAAATGAATCTCTTTCAAATTTTGTGATATGAATTATTTCCTTATAATCCTCTGGGTAATTAAAACGTGTATATGCATTTTTTTGTCTTTGATTTGTAAATGATGGATTAATATATGACATCCAACTTTCTAAAACTTCTATTATTACCTGATCAGCATCACAATAAAAAGTAAGATTTAATGGAGGAAAATTTCTAAGAGTTGGAAACTCTTCTTGAATACCTTGACGATGACCAATCGTACTTTGAGGCACAAAACTTGTGCCAGGAAGTTCAGCCTGTGTGCATAACAAGGACATCTTCTTCATGAAACCCTTTGATTGAGTTCGACTATTACTTGGCGTTTTTCCTAACCATGTTTGATAATTTCCAAAAGAAAAATTAACTTCAAAAAAAGTATCAAGAGATGGTCTTGCAATAACTTCTCTGACATCTCTTACACTGCCTTGTTCTATCTGACCTCTTCTTGGAAATAAAGTATTTTCTGCCACAATAAATATACTTATGAGTTGTTATTACTATATATGAGCTATAAAGGGATATATAGACCCTCCAACCCTAAAAAATATAAAGGGGACGCTAAAAATATTATTTATAGGTCTTTATGGGAGAGAAAATTCATGAATTATTGTGATTTGAATGAGAATATACTTGAATGGGCATCAGAAGAATTTTGGATACCATATAAAGACCCAACAACAAATCGAGTTCGTAGATACTTTCCTGACTTTTTCATTAAATATAAGGACAAAGACAGCAATATTCGTAGATCCGTAATTGAAGTGAAACCGATGAGAGAAACAAAAGAACCAAAGATAACAAAGGGAAAATCACGAAAGACATTAATAAATGAATCAATGACATATGTGAAGAATCAGGCAAAGTGGAAAGCAGCAAGAGAGTTTTGTGATGATCGTAAATTAGAATTTAAGATTATGACCGAAAAAGAATTAGGAATCCGATGAGTATTCTTCAAACCATTTTAAATAAAGTGAGTAGTCAAGTCAATGAGGATTTCTTTCGTAGTCAATTACTTGAGGAACTGGGATCTACAAGATTTGAAACCGATTATGCTGATACAGCTGGATTTGCACCTGGCGAGATGTATTTTTTCACATACTCAGCACAAACAAAACAACCATATTATGACATGTATCCACTAACATATGTGATTGAAATGCGAACAGGTGGTTTTCTAGGATGCAATCTGCACTATGTTCGTTTGACTCAAAGAGACGAATTAGCAATAAGCTTACTAAATAACTCTGCTCAGGGTG